GGAAGATGTTATGTGGGGAGATGGTTCCCTAACAGCATCTATTCAAACTACTGTCGAACCAGTAAGGGCTTTCAAAGCTGTACAAGAACCCACAAAAGTTGTACCTTGTGTACAAAAAATGTGGGCAGAAGGACCCTCATCTGGGAGTAGAAACAATATAATACTCAGAATTGCATCACACTTCAGAAGAAATGGAATACCAAGTGACGCCACTAAGGCTGCACTTTTGTATTGGAATGATAACCAATTACAAGAAGGTATTATTCTGGAGAAGGTCGAAGCAGTGTACAATAATGGGTATCAGTATGGATGTCAAGACCCAGAGATGAAATCACGATGTCAAACACATTGTATTCATTACAAGAGGAAGGACTATACTATAAATGTACAGGACTTCAATTCATTACAACAGAAACTAGAAGAAAGATTGTCTACTGATTTTAGTGGAAGAACAATAGATTTATCAAAAATCTTTGGACTACCTAATCTCGATTGCATAATCTATCCCGGAGAACTTGTTACCATCTTTGGACCAACAGGTGCTGGGAAGACTACAGTTGCTCAAAATATAGTCTTAGGGTATAACGCTTCACAAGATAGAATAGACCCAGACCAACAACTGAATACATTGTATTTAAGTTTAGAATTGAGTGATTGGTATATGCACAAAAGACATATCCAAATAGTTGCTGATGTAGATAAACAACAAGTAGAGAATAACGCAAAGCAAATAGCAGAAGACCATAAAGAATTATTAGACCATATTATTATACAAACCATACAACCTACAGTTGAGGATATTGCTCATAAGATTAAAGAGTTAGACCCACAAGTTGTAGTAGTAGATTACATTGACTTGATTGATGCCGGACCTTCACATCGTGGAGAATACGAAGGTATTAGATACATTAGTCATACATTATCTAATATGGCTGTAAATAATGATATAATAATTATCCAATTATCACAAGTAAGTAGAGAGTATTCCAAATCGGATGCACTTGATTTATATGCTGGTAAAGGGAGTGGTGCTATAGAAAACGCATCTCGTAAAGTACTTGGGTTAAATGGTCAATCCAAAGACCCAGTTAAGTACTTATCGTTGTTTAAAAACTCAGATGGAGAACTTTTTGAGGATGTTCCTCTAAGGTGGCGACCATCATTTAGATTAAGGAGAGACTATGAGTAAAGAAAAAAAGCAAAGTGCAAGAGAACTTATAGGTGAACATATGGATATTATGCTTAGAATGGACTTAGAAGAAAATTCTAACCTTCCTGCTTTATTGGAAGAACAATCCTTGATACAGAGTAAGATTAAAGACAAGGCTGATGGCATTGACTTCTTCTCACAAAATATCAAGGAAAGAGAATATCTATTAGACGCTGAAATAGAAGCTCATAAAGACGAAATTGCAAGATTACGAAATAGAAAAAGTGCCTTAACTAGTACATCAGATTACCTCAATAAGGTTTTACTACCAATGTTGATAGAAGAACTTGGAGATGAAAATGGTGTATTAGAAACTGATACCGCAAGGTATAAGTTATATGAAACATATGGTTCCGTGGTCATTTTAGACCAGAATGCACTTCCAGATGATTTCATAAAAACAGAAATAGTGCAAAAAGTAGACAAAGCAAAATTAAGGAAAGCCTGTATGTCCCTAGCAAGGGAACAAAAGGATATGCCTGATGGAGCTGAAATACGCAAGGTAAAAAGAGTGAAACGCTCATGAAAAAACTCTTTCACATACAAAGCAATAGAGGTGCATTCACAATTTGGTTATTGTGGTGCATTTCTATTGGTGTTACTGGATATGATAGAGCAGAAGGTAATTATCTTCTAATAAATATTATCTTGTGGAAACTAGAACTCTCAATAGAAATAGGAGTGAGAAAATGAGATTATTTTATAATCCCTTCAAAAAGAAGAAAACAAATTGGTTGATGAAAAAGTTACAAACTTTAGGTAACTTTACATGGGCTAATAAAAAGGCGATTCAGAAATTAGAACACGAAGTTAATGAATTGCAGTTAATGGTAGAAAGCATGGTAAAACCTAAAAGAGGTAGACCTAGAAAGAGTTAATAACGATGAAGTTAATTAAACAAGAAAGTACCCATCCTATAGGTGGAGATGAAGCAGATAAGACTTGCAACCAGTGTGGTAGCGAAGATACTATCTATGAGGAATATGGGACTTCAGAAAGTGATGATTCAGAACTTGGTGTTACTTGTAATACCTGTGAGAATGCAGAATTTCCTGAAGAAGGGTACATTATAGACTAAACTTAAGGGGCTCTCCACTCTTCTCCACAACCTAAGTGTGCATAGCGTTCACTTTTCCCTGTGGAAGCCCCTTATTTTTCCAATAGGAGGAAAATATGGAATGGTTAGAAACATTCGTTGAAGAACAACATTTCCCTTTTTATGAATTCTTATGGCTATGTATGCTCGGCTTATGGTGGAGCGTCATACTAAGACTTAATAGAATAGAGGCTGGTGTTGAGAAAATAGAAATAGCAGATGAAGAACTATTAAAATATCTAATGGATGAATGATGAGTAATTTAAAAGACCTAAAAGACTAAGAAGGTTTAGCTAAGATGTTAGTTGATAAATTCGAAGGTACTATAGATTCAGAATCTAATTTTGAATTGCGTAATACTGATAGAATAGATATAGCACAGATTAAGGCTGAGGAATACTTAACAAGTAAAAGTATAGTATTTAAGAACATTGGTTTTGATTCTAAAGATGATAGAATACCAAGTGCAATGTGGTTTAAAGTACCAACTTTCTTAAGATGTATGCCAGATATGTTAGTTTATATTAATAACGACATAAGTTTCCTTGAAGTAAAGGGATGTAGACTGGGAGTAAATTTTAAGATAGATGACTTACATGAATATAATTTATGGAATGGTATTGCACCTGTTAGATTTTTTGTATACAGTAAAATGTTAGATAAAAAATGGGTTATGAATTTACATGATATTTGGAATAGATTAGACAAAGGCGAATTTGGTAAATACGAAGATAACGGTAAAATATATGTCAAAATAGACTGTGAAGTATTGACCGGAGAAGGATTTGAAAGATGAAGAATACAATGAATCTATTTGAAATATATGATTATATTAGGAAGTTAGAAAAGCAAATAAAAAGATTGAGTATTAAATTAAATTATAGAAATCGAAGAAAGTAATGAAAGAAGACTTTAAAGCTGTACTCCAACCCGTACACGGTGCTTATTGGCAAAGGGCTTATAAAAAGCTCTTAAGGAAGATAAGCACCTTAAAGTCCTCTTTAAAAAGAAGGTCAATCGAAAATGAAGTAGTATTTAAGATTGAACTTATTGAATTGAAAAAGATGTTCTTAGATGTTTATGGTAACAAATGCACATACTGTGATAAGATACTAACATTTAGAAACATCGCATGTGACCATATCATTCCACTCTCGAAAGGTGGAGATAGCGTAGTGAAGAACTTACAATTAATATGTAAGACTTGTAACACACGCAAAGGTCCTTTAGATGAACATGATTTCAAATTACTCATTGACTTGGTATTAGAATTACCTGAAGAAATGAGTCAATATGTAATGAGAAAACTAGCCAAAGGAGGCAGATATTGAAGTTAAAGACAAAGAATAGAGGTTTTAATTTTCTTGGTAAACAGGTAGATATATCTGATGGAACCAATGATGTTTCGGGACCTTTCGGAACTGATGTAGAATTGTTAAAATTTTATATAAAGATGTTATACGAAGGTACTCTTAAGATTGGAAGTTCTGGTTTTAAAAGAATGTGTACAATCAAAGACCGTGTTATCGAACAAGAAAAGGAAATGCTAATAAGATGTCCTGCTCTATTAGGTAACAAAAAGAGAAGAAAGTTTATTGCTGATATATGTAATGTAGTCAGTAAAGCACAAGAAATCAAACATACCCATTAATAACATAAAAGTTATTGGGGAATATATAAACCAATAACATATTTGGAAGTGCGTATTTATGCGACTTGCGTTTATGGAATAAATTAGGTTGACAAATAATTAGGTTGGCGTTTAATTAAAAAATACTTAATACCAATGGTTGTGTTTGGTTAACTAAGGGGAGATTTTAGTCTACGATTGACAGTAGCATTCTCCCCTAACCTTTTAACTATTTAACTAGGAGAAGAATATGAACTTAATACAAGAAATATGGAATGAAGATGTAGAAAATATAACTAAAGTTTACCTATCTGATGGTGTATGGTACGATGTAATGAGCCTTGAAATACTAGGGCATTTTGGAGAAAAACCTCAATATTTTGCTTTAAATACCCAAGTAAAAAAGATATGTGGTAAAATTAGTGATATAAAGCTAATAGAGGTGGAGTACAATCAATGAGAAAATTAATAAGTGCAATATTATTTTCTAGCGATGTTGAATTATCAAAAGAACAGAGAGTAACATTGTCAGGGAAAATAAAAGATGCTATCAATTCACAATATAATGTAAGCAATAAGAAACCAAAAGAGCCCTTTAAAAATGGGGCAGACATTCATAAAGATAATACTGCAGTTGTAAGATTATCAATGAGTGAACTATGGATACTTTGCAATGAATTGCAGAATAAAGAACTTGCTGGTTTCTTTGGCAAACTTTATAATAAATTAAATGATATGAATACTAAAAGACAAGACGAAGAGATTAAACAACGGGGTGCTGATTTTTGCGAACCCGGGGTGAACTGTGAGTGAGAAGAAGAAAGCTCAAATACACTGTGCCAATTGGGACTGTGGTAAATGTTTGGGTGTACTTTTTATAAGAGGAGTTGACTCAGGACAGATATACCAAAGAACTAGCAAAGAATACTATAAAAAGGATTGCTTTGTTGAAGAAAAGGGATGTCAATACTTTAAGAAGATTGTAAGACCAGTTCTTACATGACTCCGTGTCGTGGTGGGGTGTAGGCTCTCTTATGCCCCACTTTCCAAAAAATACCAAAAAAACTAAATCCGTTTTTTATTTTTAAAATCCTACCGTATGCCCATCAGATTTCGGATTTTTAGTTGAAAAAAATTTTATCCGAAGTTTTCGTTAAGCTCTTGCTCACCTCTCATTGCTCCAAACATACCCCAAGCCATTAAACCTGTAGCAATAACTGGATTAGATATAACTCCTAGTGACCTGTTAGCAGCATACTTTAAAAAACGGGTTGGGTTTTGAGCAACTGCTCGTTGAAGATACCTTAAGTTCTTTAAACTCAATGACTTAGTGTACCCATCCTTTAATAAAGTTCTCTTAACATCACCTCTGATTAATCTATTTTCTTTTAAAGCACCTAACTTTTGTTCGTGTCCATAGAAGGGATTAGTCTTAGTCATTGATGGTTTACCACTTGTTAGTTTATGATTGTTTGCATTATAAGTTTGATAAGTTTCTTCTGCTATCAGTGGAACATTTCTTTGAACACCTGACTCAACACTATATAATAAGTCACTAAGGTCACTTGTTACGGTCCTCATAGCAACCTTTCTTGCACCACTAACTGGCTCTGCAAAGGGTCTAAATTCAGTAGTCATATTGATACCACCTTCAAGATAACTCTTTGTTACCCTACCCATACCTTGGATAGTAAAAGTACCTCTACCAGCACCAAATCCTTTAGTAAAAGCACCTTGTTTCTGTGCTTGATTTAACATATCATTTGTTACAGCCTTACCATATTTGTAAGACATTCTATTATAAAGATTTAGCCCCTTATCACTGAGTTTGTCAAACTTACTTAATGATTTCCAAGCCTTGTATTGTTTCTTAAAGACTTCATCACTTGTTTTCTCAGACCATTCTTTTAAGTCTCTTGTAGTAAAATTATATTTATGAGGATTATATTTTAACTGATTGGTTATCCAATCTCTAGTTTGTTTTTTACCAAACCCATCTAACCCAGCCTTTGTTGCTATGTCTCTACCTATTCCTTGGAATACTCTGGATGGCTGTCGCTTGATAATGTTATCGTGAACATTAGTATTTCTCATAAAGTTTACAACAGTATTATCATTCATTAAGGTAGGGGCAAGCCCGGGCATTCTTAAACCTTTTGCAACCTTCTTACCAACATCATTAACACTATTCTCCCATTGATTAAGTCCGGGTGTGTCGAAGTGTTTCTTTAGGTCACCCCATCTATATGAACCTTCCCAACTATAGCCTGCAGTTTGTAACCTTTTCTTACTCCAAGGTTTGTTAGCCCACATAGCATGTACCTCGTTCTTTGCTATCTCATGTCTCCATTTTCTACCATACTCTCCTGCTTTTTCATACTGCCTCTCAGCATTATTTCTTAATACTAAAGCCTTGGTTCTGTTCATCCTCATCCTATCCTCAAATTGCTTTATCTCAGCAGGTGTTTGAGGTTGCTGTGCATCAAAGAATCTATTAAAGTTTCTACCACCTTTTTCCCAACTTGTAATCTGTCTTTCTAATGCTTCTATTGATTTTATCTGGTCTTTATTAACACCCCTAGCTCTAGTTTGTTTAAAGTGCCACATTGCTTCTTCTGCAGTAGTGTTAGGACTGTTAGGAAAGTAATTACTTTTATACCTATGGTACTCACTAATAGCATCAATAGGCTTACCTGTTCTAGGATTCTTCAACCCATTATTATTTAATTCTACTTGTAGTTTTTCAAACTGTGTCTTGTTCTGTATCTTGTTTAATTCTTTAGGGTCTATCTGGGTAAGGTCTATATTCCTTCTTAACTGATTCTTACCACGCATAGCACTAGTAAGATTTCTTTTAATACTGACCATCTTCTGATTACCACCAAGTACAGTAGACTCAAACTTACTCATCTTATCAAATGGTTCAAGGTTATAGTAACCCTCAGAAAAGTTAGCCATATTTCTACCAGCCCATGCTATCGCTGGCTTTGCCATAGTACCTGCTAACATACCTGCTCCTACAGACGCTGCAGCCTCACCTCCTGTAAATTCTTTTTCATCGCCACTACTAAATGTATTGACAGCAGCGTTAATTGCACCACCTACTGGCACACCTATCATTGCTCCTATTAATCCATGTGTTCCAAAATACATTAGGTGTTATCCTCATTTGCAAAATAATTAGAAACTTTCATCCCCGGTGGTGTCCAAAACTCTTCACCTTTCTCTTCAGCCTTTGCTCTCTTTGCAGTTAATCTCTTTGCACCTACCACTGGGATACCTGTCATCTTATCTAATCCATAGTAAGGATTCTCAGTTAAACCTCCCGGTCCAAACAAGTCTCTTGCTAACCTACCAAATGGAAACATTGTCCAGATATAATAGTTAGACATCTTCTCCCAATCACCATTGATTAAACCATTTAATACTGGTCCTGTTAATCTTGCTGATGGTGGTGTTATTAATTGTAAAGGTGCAAGTGCTGTAGGATATGAACCAAAGAATGCTCTATCTCTATCCTTCTCGTTACCAAATAACCAATCAGATAAATCTTGGAACCAAGCATAAGGCTGTGGCATCTGTGAACCAAATAAAGAATACATAAACATAGAACCTAAAGCTAATGATAGTCCATCTGCTATTGCAAGTCTTCTAAACCTAGCAAACTCAGGAGTGTTCTCATTTATACCTCTTTCACTTGCTTCTCTTATTATTTGATTTCTAAATCTTACAGAGTTCCAAGCCCATAACTGAAATCTTGTTAAGACTTTACCCATTCCAGTACCAGCAAACATTGGTCTAAATGGTACGGAGTATAAGAACTGGGTTGCTTTAACCCCTCTTTTACCAAGCTCAATCAAATATGGGTGGTCTTTTTGAAGTACTCTGCCACCAAGTTTATCTCTTGCTTGTATATAATGTGCAATGAAAGAATCTCTACGAAGAGTTCTCTCTGGTATAGACATAAACTTACCTGCTATATCAGTAACAGTCTTAGATAATTTATGTCTCTTCATCAATTCTTTTAGAGTCATATCAGGTAAGTTAGGGTCTTTAGCAAGTGCTTGTTTAAAATCCTTTAAGAAACTATTCCACTTAACTCCTGTTAATTGTGGGTTGGCACCAACTTCACGAAGTATAAACTCCTCGATGATGCCAAGCTCTCTTACCCACCTGTTCACATCTTCCCATGATTTAAACTCTGGGTCAATAGTCTTTCTTAGATAGTCTAAACTTCTAGCCTTTCTAAAATTATTCCACCCAGAATTAATTATTGTCATCTGAGTACCACCTAAATAGTTTCCAACACTTGATTTAGGATGTGCTAACAATGTAGCAAGTGCATACTTTGCTTCCATATTACTAAGATTGATTACTGCTTGGGAATCAACCTTGTTTAATGCTTCTAATTCTTTTGGCAACTCACCTTTCTTCTTTAGGTTAAGCATATCTGCCATCTTATCTAGTCTTTTTGCTACTCTATTATCTGCTAAAGCACCATAAAGAGTACCTTTTATCTTCATATTCTTATCATCATACAT